TAGAGCGGCGATCTGGATACCAGGTATCAATCTGATCTCTTAACTGTTTACCAGCTGCACACAGCCAGGGCTGTTTACTCATCCTCAGTTACAATCGGGGTGGATTGTGCCGCTATCATTTCATCATAAGTTGATTTAAGCATTGAAGTATATTCCCCGTTGCCGTTATCAATAATGGCATATTCAGTTCCGTTTAAGTCCGTAATAATTTTAATCATAATTCTGCACTCACTCCTAAAAAGCCTGCTGCATTAGTATTGCAGGTAATGTAATAAGGTCTAAATTGTACTAAACCGCCTGGTGTATAATTAATTTCTATTAAATTTAGATTATTTCCAGCATGATTGGTAGTTATTACCATTGTTGTTGGAGCAAAGAAATTTGAGCCATCGCCAAATCTCACATTTCCATAATCTAAAGATGTTGGAGCAGAGCGCATACTGACTGGTGTATTAAAAATTGCATAAACATATGCAGCATTGTTACTGCCCCAACCAGCGTTGCTTAACATTGAAAGTGTTTGTGGCCCTGTTTGTCGATAGTAATACCTCTGGCAAGCGGCTAACTCGCCTTGGATTGTTACCGATGAACGGCGAAACGGCAACGCTACCGAGCCAATATCTATCTGAGTTCCAGTTACTTCAAAATAATCATTTGTTGATGCCGTGCCAGTCGGTGTGTATCTTAACTGAACGCCGATTTGAGTGGCACTAGCGGAAAGTGTTGCGCTGTAACTAAATCTTTGCCAAGTTGCAGTTAAAGTTGCCGTTTGGTCAATAGCGTTTGTAGCGCCTGTATATGCGTATGGCTTTGCTTCATCCGTTCCTGTTCCTGTTGTTAAATAAACTTTTAACGCATCGCTGGTTGACGAATAATTTGAACCTTTTCTTGCATAGAACGAGAATGTTACAGTTTTACCAACAAAAGGTATAGAAGTTGAAGTTTCCATACTTTGAAAAAAATACATTTCATTTGTTGATGAGTTTCCGCTATCGCGTTGAACCCGAGCGCAATACTGAATACTAGGTAAATTAGTTGTATCGCCAGTTACTTGCCGCGAAACTGTTTGACCAGTTACATCCGAACCTCTAATTTTATACCATCGGTCTGCTGTATATTTTTCTTGACCAGCAATTGAAGTACCTCTTTGCCAAACATCATATGCTGAGTTAATTAATGGATTAGACGCGCTTGGTGTTGCGCTGTATCTAAGTCCGACAGTAGCGGCACTATCCGCGACAAGTGTGTCGCCATTAGATCCTACTGCTAGTCTTGCTGGTACATCTGCGCCAGTTGCAGTTATTAAATCACCTTTAGCATCAACAATAGTATTTTGAATAGCATTAGGATCATCGGATGCAACCCAGTTAACACCATCATAAACTTCTACTGCGTTTGTGTCTTTTAGATAAGACAACATTCCCTCAGCTACAACACCAGATAAGGCTGTAGTACGAGCTGCTGCATCGGCAAACACCATTACAGTCTGTTGCATTAAATAAGTGTTTACATCGCTAGCTGTTAAAACATCGCCAGTAGCGAATAACTTATATCCAGCACCTGCCATTTGAACTCCTTAGTAACTTAGGACATTATAGCCCAAAGTACCATAAATGCTATTATTTAGGATAAATGCATCTATAACGGGCTCTAGTGTCGTGAACGTAGTTTTCCAACTATTCGGGGTTATTGCCATCCGTACCCCAAAAATCTGTAAAGTCTTTTCTAAAAGCGATCCGCCAGGCTGAGTAGTCTTAACTGTAATTGGATCAAAGAAATCTAAATCTAAAGCTGCTATAACTCCTGCGTTGTAATTGTCGGTATATAGATCTAGGACTATGGCATCTACTCGGATACTGGTTTCTTGTCTGCTGGCTACATAAGCCTTTGCATAATCTAGAGCTACAGCATCTGACTGCATTAACAGATTATCTAAAAAGTAACTGTGCAAAAAGTACTTATCTATACTGGCTTGGTTTAGGGCTACCTGTGGGCTTCCACCAGCTCTAGTGATAGTGGCTTTATTAAATACCAATACATCGTTTAATATCCAGGTAGCATCAAAGTAATCTATGCCTGTGCCATTATCTGCAAAGACTGTAGGTGTGCCACCAATAGATCCAGCAGTTACGCCTCTATCTTGAAATACAAAGTTATTATCGGCACTCACATAGATAGCGCCATACTCAGATTCTGTTGCAATTTGTAAAGCCTGTAATGCTGTGCGGTTAGTGCCTGGGTCTGCTTGTAATGTGGTAAGACCTGCATCTATATCACGCTGTGATACTGGCCAGTCAATTTCATCTAGTATTTGATTTATACGAGTACCTGATAGATCGCCAGCCGTTGCACCAGTAACAGTGCTTATTTGTGCTAATTGGGCTAATCTAAAAGCATCTACAGCTTGTATAGTAGTCATGGCTAAATCTGCTTCTGATTCATCTGGATAGGTTGTAACGTAACTTGTAATATATCCTGCAAATATAGGATAAGTAGTAGAACCATAGGTAGCAGTAATCTGCACCTTCTTCATAGGTGTTAATAAATTGTAATAAGGCCCTGATACGTTCTGTGGGTTAAAATCGCCATTTTGATCTACTATGCGTAATGTAAGTGATCCTGTTTGAAATTGATCGCTAAGAGCGGTACGGCCTCGGTTAGTTTCAATTCTATTTACTTGATTAGATACGTCTACAATTACAGCTGCTGAATCTCCCAATATATTTGTGCCTAGTATTCCAGATCCCAAGATCATTGTTTGGGCAAAACTAGGGCCAGTGCTAAAATTGATTACAGCATTTATTACAGGTACTGTCATTATGGCAACTGTCCAGCGCCAGAGGTATTGTAACCATTACGAGTAGCAAGTTGAATACTTTCGGCTATTGCTTGGCTCATCTTGTCGCCAGAGGCATCTATTCTTAAAGTAATCGCATCGGCTTGCGCTTGATACCTTGCAGACATAGTTGCTAAAGATATAGCTTCTTGCGGAGATAAACCATAAGAGGTGTTTAATTCTGGTGCAAGTTGTCTAATTAGAATATCATATGGATCTGTAGATAATGGGGCTGCACCACCACCACTGCCACCGCCTCTGCCAGCTGCAAAGGCATCGGCTTGCGCTTGATACCTTGCAGACATACCTGCTAAGGCTAATGATTCTTGTAGTGATAAACCTAGCGCTCTAAATTGTCCAATTAAACTACTTATCATGGCATCGTATTTATTAGTGCTAGCTTCTAGTGCATCTGTAAATTTCTTTAATTGATCAGTGGCTTCCATTTCTGCCAATAGTTTTTTAGCCATCGCTTCATTATTATCTAATATAGCAATTTTAGCCTGTAATCTTAATTTAGTTTCTGCATCTGTGGCTTCATTTAACGCTTTGCTATATCCGATACGTTCTATATCAAATTTATCTTGTAATTGATCTAAAGCACTTTTTTTCTTTAATGCATCTAATTCGGATTTACGAGCTGTATTAGCCCTTTTAAGAAGTTCAGCCTCTTTTTTTCTTTCTTGGGCATTGATACGGCCTGCAGTTCTTTCTTGGCCACCACGATCTTGTTGAGGTATAGCGCCTCGGCCTATTTGTCTAAGCCCACCAATATAAGCGCCTATGACTGGTATATTTCTAACATCGAATACATTACCAAGACCAGGCACGTTTAATGCTTTTAATTTTGCTGCTACTTGTCCTAGACCTACAATTACTTCACTTGTAGCTGTGGCAAAATCTTCCATACTGTTAGTTAAATTATCAATAGTGTTATCATCACTTAATAAAGTTAAAGCATCTAATATGCCTTTACCTATAATTTCTTGAGCATCGGCAGATGCGGCAGCTAATAAATCCATCTTTCCAGCATAGGTAGTTAATCTGGCTGCGGATTGACCTGCAAACTTTTTATTAAGTTCGCCCATAATTTTATCCATGTCGCCTGTGGCTAATAAGGCTTTATCTAGTCCAGCACCTAATCTGCTAAGGCCTGTGGTGTTGCCTGCATAGGCACGTGAAAGGGCTGTGCTAACTGCTGTTAATGATCGGCCTGTAGCTGCGCTTATATTTAAGGCTGTATTTAATGCATCCTGGCTAGTAGTGATAGATCCTGTAACAGTTAGTAATTGCTGAAAGGCTGGGCGTAATTGATCATCTAATACGCCTGTGGTCTTCTGTAGATTGGCTATGTAAAGTTCTATGGCTGGTGAACTAAATTGGTAGCCTGTGTTAATTAATTGTTGCTCTAAAGACTTAGCCGCCTTCTGATCTTCTGCAAATGCTGCTACTGCTTTTTTACTATAATTAGTTAATGCTCTAACGCTAAATGCGGCAGCAAATGCTTTACCAAAACTCTTGACCCGCTTTTCAAATGCAGATACTTCTTTCTGGCCTTTTTTTAATCCTTTATTATCAAAGGTGCTGACTGCCGATACAATTAAATTGGCCACTATGCAGCCTTCCTAATCTCTGTATCTTTAATAAACTTAATGGCCACAGTATCAATAGCCTTGACCACGGCTGGGATTACCTTGTCTTTTTCTTCTGACCAAGCACGATAAATCAAACGGCCTTTTTGTTTGCCTTCGCCTTTCATTGTGCTTAAATTCTCTGCAGATTCAATAAAGTTAACACCAGCGTTAGGGTTTAGGCTTTGAGAATTAGGTGCACCATTTCTATTTTTTCTACCTGCGGTTTCAAAGATAGCGCCAGGTGCAGATATATTGGCTACATAAAATGCGGCTCTAAATCCTGCTCTATTTCTTTTATTAGTGCCTGCTGAGTACTTAATAAGACTTCTTGCTAGACTGTAATCATAAGCTGGAAAGGCTCTATAGTTTATTGTGCCAGTCGATGATGTGCCTTTACCCCAGCCACTTAATACATCTTCTTGGGCGGGTAAATATCCTCTAGCTGTATTTTGAATAACAGTCATGGCTACTTTTATATTTTTAGACATTTCTTTATTGAGCGCAGGGTCAACATCTCGCATTGCTTTTTGGAGTTCTTTAACGCCGTTTACCACGACTGGCATTTTTGACCCTTTCTGCTCTATCGGTTAATACTTGAATAATTCCCCGATACATTTCCGAGTCCATATTGATAAACTCGCTAGGCGGTATCCCAGTTTCTACAGCTAGTGTGGCTATGCTGTAAATTGTAGAATCCCGCTTTATTATTTTTTTTCTTCGTCTGCTACCTCAACAGTATCTAAACTGTCTATAAATTCTGTACCAAATATAGGTACTTGTGCGCCTGATCTGCGCAAGCACTCCCAGGCTAACCAATAGATATGGGTTTGCTGTTCATGCTCACGCAAGACCTTGCTAATACCTGCACCATACTTCAACTCGAAAGCGTATTCGACACCTGGTGTTATCTTGTGTTCTGTAACTTCACCAGTAGCCCTAGTAATCTTTAGCTTTGCCATTGTTACTCCTTAATTAGAACGCCACTGATGGCGATACTGTGATTCCAGAGTTTACAGTAAATGTAACGCTAGATGTAGCAATTTCGGCTACTCCAGCTGATCCAATTGGTGTTAGGTTATTTACTAAGATTGAGAACTGGTAGGTAGGGTTAGCAGCTGAAACTGTAGTTCCCTTAACTGTAATTACTGATACAGCTAGAGTCTTGCCAAATGCCTCATTTAGAGTCTGGCTTATCTCAGATGTTGCCCAGTCGTTCATAAAGTCGATTGTAAATGTGCCTGATTGTAGACCTGCTACGTAGCGGTGAGCGGTGTCACCCATTGCAGTAATTTCTAGCTCATCCACGATTTGATTGATAACAGCGCTAGATACTAGGTCGCTAATATCAATAGATGGTGTAGTAGGCGCAGCGTTGGTCGCTAGCTTGATGCCCACGTTATTGTTTAAGTAAATTGCCACTGTTATTCCTCTTCCTTTTTAGGTTGTGCT